AAAAGAACCCCGATTTCTCGGGGTTCTAATTTTGTGACTATTGTATAAGGTTAATTATACAATGAAGTTTGCAATGCTCAAGCGAGCGTAGAACTTGGCACCTTCACGTAGAAGTTTCTTGCCGTAGCGGGTCAAAATTCCCTTACGTGGGCAGAAGCTTTCTGGGTCAAGAACTACTGGAGTTTGAGTTAGAGGAACGTATGGGCAGTAGAAGTAACCGCTGTCCATGTAGCTGTCTCCCTTGTATCCCATCAACAATTGTCCGGTTGGGAACAATGGGTCTTTGTAGATTCTCCAACGGTTGTTTACGGTTCCAACGTATTGGATACCCAAGCTTCCGGTGAAGGAATCAGATGCAGCAGGAGCGAAACCGGCAGTAGCAGTTTCAAAGATAGATGCAACTTCAGGAGAAGTTACGATCCAGTTTGCACCACCACGTAGGGTCTTTCTGTGGACTACGTTAGTTACTTCAACGACTTTGACATACAAAGATTCATATTTTTCTTTGATGGTGTCGCCCAAAGCAGTGTTGAAATCCCAAGAAGCGACAGTACCAGCGTTGTTACGCAAGTCGGTCAAAACTTCACGGTCGATTTCTAGATTGATTTCTTGAGCAAGAACCGAGGTTAATTCGATTTCTGCTTCCAAGTTGTGTTGGCTACGCAAGTCTTGTTGTGCTTCATAGCTCCATACTGCCTTCAATTTACGGGTCTTGGCAACGATTTCTTCAGATTCAACAACTAGGTTGATTTCTGGAAGGTCTTGGTTGCACTCCATGTTGTATTCGTAAGAAACAACAGCGTGGTTTGGACCTGGAGCAGAACCCCAAGTGAAGGTCATTTCTCCGGTGTCAACGTCTAGAGAACCAGCGGTGACTTTAGGAGATGGAGAACCAATATCAGTGAAGGTAAAGGTTCCTGCTTGATTGACAACGAAGGTTTGAATTGCCACAGTGCCGTCATAGATGGTTCCAGTTACGGTTCCGGCTACAACAGGAGTGTGCTCGAAAGCAGTGAATACAGCAGCAGTGTCGCCACCATCGTCAGTGCTTGTGGTTTCATTGTTTACAAAGCTGCTGGAATACCAAATGTCGAGGTTTGCATCACCGGATGCTTTTTGCATCATGGTGTTTACATCATCGCCTGGGAATCCGCCATTGTTGCTAGCACCACGAGTTGCACCCTTGTTGCTAGAGTAACGGAATCTTAGGTAGTATACCAACCCGGTTGGTCCCAACAATGGTTGAACAGAGACTAGCTTGTTCGAAATCAATTGTGGGTAAATACGACGAACCAAAGGAATCGAGATTCTCTTGAATTGAGCAATATCACTGGTGTCAGTAGATACTTCATTTACAAGTCTTTGGTTTTCCAAAAGAACGGAAGTGCATTTGCGGAGATAGGAGTCATTTAAACCTTCTAGCAAGCCGGTTTCCGTCCATACATTTTCAAGCTCATTAGCTTCATTTAAAAATTTAGAATTAGCGTTCATTTTTTCCTTTTTTGGACGTTAAAAATATAACATTACTTTTTCTTGTTTGCTCCAGCGAGTGCTCTTGCGGCTTCCAAATACGTTGGATCGAATAGCTTGCTGGCTTTGGTTTCTTCTACAGAAACAGTTCCTTCGTTGGTAACTGGTTCAGGAATGATACCTTCGGTAATTTGTCCTCTCCCCGTTACATTCTGTGCTTTTTCAACTCTTTCTTTCTTTTCTTCGGTTTGTTTAACAACCGCTTGTTCTACAATAACCTCTTCTTTGGCCTTGACGGCTTCGTTGAGCTTCTTGTTTTCCATAGACAATCTGATGTTGCGAGCTTCCAAAATCTTTTGTTGAGCTTTAGCATCTTCAACTGCCTTAGATAGATCATCGACCTTCTTGCTGGTGGCAAGAGCAAAATCTTCATCAGTGATGTATTCAGATACGGTTTCAACAACACGATCCAAAGTCAACTTGTGCTCTACCATGCTTGGGTCATTCATTACGTCACGACGAGCATTCTCGTACATTTCTACGGTTTTGCTTTGCAAGTATTGGTCAATCATGTCAACCATGTATTCTTTCATTTCTTGCAATTTCTTGTCGTAATCTTCGTACATTTCAAGTTCTAGTTTTTCGTTTTTGCTGCGTTCGGCTAGAATCATTTGCCATGCTTCTTCATAGCCTTCTTCCATCGCCTTTTCAAATTCAACACGTTGAACTTCTTGACGATTACGCATTTCTTCGATGATGGCATAAGCTTCTTTGTAGCCCTCTTCAGCAGTTGCTTCAGCGGCCTTCAATTCTTTTGCCAACTCTGCATAAGCTTCTTCAAGCTTAGCGTTGTATTCGGTGTCCATATCAGTCTTGAGTTGGGACTTAGCTTCAGCCAATGTCTCCTCGACGGCGGCTGCTATCTGCTTAACTTGATCTTCGGGTAGCAGGCTCCCGAGTGCTTCCAATATTTTATTCATTAGCTCAACCTCGCTTTTAATTCATTGGCTTGTTTTTCTACAATTCCACGCAAACATGCCAATACAAGTTCTTTGCTTATATTGTTATTTATACTTCTGTTTTCATTTTTCACAGAAATATTATCATTTTTTTGTGGGATTTCTGTTTCAACAACGGATTCACGTTTCGTTGTTGGTGCTACTTTTTCTTGAAAAGCAGCAAAAGTAGATGGATCAGCAACCACATCAAAAGTAATTAGTTTATAGCTTTCGCCAATAACCAAAATGCCTTCTTCGTTTACTTTTCCATTTCCAACACCACGACTGCTAATACCAACTCTAACATTATCATTAATTAATGCTTTGAGAATTTTTCCAGCAGGCGTATTTAAAATAACACCTTCGCCCATTAAGGTTTTTCCTTCCCACCATAATTTAGTAATTTTGTGAGAAGCGTTGGCGAAGTGTATAATCGAATCAGTTGGGTGATCTAATTCACCGATCAACCCACCTGATTCAATAGCTTCAATAAGTCTTTTTTGTTCTCTATTAAGAACGTCATAAGGATACATTCTTCTGTTCTTGTTAATGGCGTCAGCTTCTTGGAACTTTCCACGGAAAGTTACATTTTTGCTGCCGTCACTAGAGGAAGATTCATGTAAATCCATTTCGTTCAAAACAGCACCATATCCACCAACAATCAATCTATTTTCATAAACTGTGCCGGGGCGGCTATCATGTTCAAAAAGAAAATTCATTTTGTCTCCTATGGCTTTGTTGCTTGTTAAAAAATTTAGTCATTCATTACAGGAACATCAGCCTTTGGGGAGTATGGATTGCTCAAAGAAGGCCAAGTGTCAGAGCCACCAACGTGACCGAGATTATCGCTGTCGCTGTCATCTCCACCTACCATCTTGAAATCACCAGCCTTAGGAACATAAGGATTTGGTGAATCT